GTTGTTGTACAAGAGAGAATGCAGCAGTAGCTTCTACTTTGTTACTGTTGTACTGCTCTAATGCACGACCAAACTGCTCATAGCTTACGCCATATCGTCGCAGCAGATTGGCAAGACCAAGTACACCGAGACCAACCTGACGATCTGTCTCTGATGGTAGGTACTCACCGCTATCTCCTACACCAGTTTTACCATGTAGTTCACATAGTTCTTTCATACCTTCTGCAAATGCAGTAGGAATCTGATCAAAACTACATGCCCCCAGGTTCACATGTTGTAAAAGACAAGTACCACGACTAGGTAAATATACCTCTAAGCACACATTACCTCGGATACGTTGTGTCCCTTGGTACTTAACTTTGTTTAGCCAGATGTCACCAGCCTTGATACCTTGGATTAGCAAGTCTCGCAGCTCTTGTGACATATCATCCCACCATTCTTGTGTGATGTTAACGCAACGTTTGACCCAAGGTAGTACATCACGTGGTGTTGTGATGAACTCTTTTAGATCATTGTGCCGCGCGTCAATATGCAGAACTATTGCTCCGTTTTTATATTTTCCACCCCGTCTGAGAGTTTCGTTAAGAGCCGAATAGATTCGTCCAAATGATACAGGACCACTCGCAACGACGCCAGAGTCTCTCTCGAAGCCTCGTGGGTCAAGTTCTGATAGGTGGATTGCAACGCCTGCGCCATTGCGTAAAGCGTGACTAGCGAACTTCCAGGATGCTTCGATGCCATTGGGACCCTCCATTTGATTTGATACGTTCATAACCGTGCACGACACGGGTAATCGGCCATCGGGATCATCAATCCACGACTGAACACGACCAGTTCTAGAAATTAATTCGCTCATTTTACAAGATCATCAAGAGTAGGTGGTTTATAATTAGGTCCTTTCATTACCTTACCGTCGGACCGTCGGATTGGTTTATTATCTAGTCCAAGTTTGGATAGGTTTGATTTATGAACACGATCTAATGCTTCCTCTAGATCCCATTCCATGTTCTCTGCATATTGAAAGCAGACATAAACAAGATCAGCTAGTTCTTTTAGTTCTGCTGCATAACCTTCCTCGGTTGCTGCATACATGAATTCTTTGAACTCTTCAACGATCAAATCCCGTTGCATAGTCCGGCTCCCCGTAGAGTTCTGGATCCCATACGCTGTCCGAAACTGGATTGCTTGATCCGAAAGTGATTGTTTTTGTAGATGTTGTGTTGTCAAGTTCATTCTCAAGATAGTGGATAGCCTTTTTAAGGTCAGACGCTTTCGTGTTAGAAGCCTTGTAACCGGCTCTGCAAGTATATTTAATAACATTACCAAGGTGGTAACTGAGGTTTTGATCTCGGATAAAATCCCAGACTTCTATTGATCCTCTAGTGTAGTGTGCGGGAGATTCCATTGGGCGAGTAGTTGTCCTACGTTGTTAGTAAGAATAAAGTTAGTTTTTTGTAGTTGCAGAAACAACTCGATCATTTGATCAGGAGGACACCGTTTCAACAGCTCCTCCATTCTTTTTAGTTTAAACTCTTGTTCTAGAGTTATTTCAGTCACTGGCATTGGTGGGAGTCCATAAGATGGGTCTGTTCTCTTTGAAGTCATAATCGTCAGCAGTTAGTATCTTAGCTAAGCGTGCATTGAGTAGTGCTTCGTCACTTGTAAGACCTTTGGACTCAAAAGCTTTTACAACGCTATCCCAAGTGTAGCCATGTTCAGAAAAAAATTTTACGCTAGTTTTTACACCAAATCCAGGTGCACCAGAGTAACCATCTGTGCTGTCACCAGCAAGAGTTTGAATAAGAAACCATTCCCAACCAGATTGTTTATCTATTGTAAAGGTTTCATCTAGATTGTACAGAGTACCAGGTATTTGTTTCATGTCCTTGTCAGGGGACACAATTACACATTCATCATTTGATGTGGCATGAATACCCATGGCATCATCTGCCTCTAGTTGTGGCATCCTAATAACACGATACTCATCATGTAACTTGTGTATTACTCGTCTGTATCCACAAGGTTTCTTGCGATTCCTGTGACCTTTGTAAGATTTTTCAACCGACTTACGAAAATTAACAGCATCACTGAAGAACAGAATAACATCTGGATCGAAGAAAGCTGATTTAATTTTACTGAGTTCTCTAGTAACATTAGCATATGCTTCACTAAATCTACTGCCGACCATGATTACATCATCGCCCCAATCAATGTCATACTCAGCTGATGCACATGCTTTGTAGACAATGTAATCAGCATCGATCAGTAGTGTAGTCATTTACCTTGACCCCTACTCAACTTGCGATCACCTTTAGGTCTTGATAGTTTACCTTGACCTTGGGTTGTTTTCTTCTTAGTAGATTTAATCTCCTGCGCGTTTTTCTTCGAATAAAGCATTAGTGGGTTTCGCTCCAGTTGTTTCCGGTGGTTGCTTCGGCGTCGATACGACACCTGATGTTGTAGTATTCACCAGCTTCTGTACTGCTAAGTACCAAGGATGAACATAAGTCTGTGGCGTGCTCGGGAGAACACTCGAATTGTAATTCGTCATGAACAAATGCTAGTTGTGAACAGCATAGTTTTAGTTGTTTAATGTTGTGTTGATTGATTAGCATCCAACGCTTTGCCAGGATTGCAGAGTTTCCTTGCAAGCAGTAGTTTAACGCTTTATGCGGGCTATCCACGATAATTTTTCTGTCATCGATAGCTTTGATGTATCCACGTTCTGAAGCTTTCTTAATTGCATCCAGGAGATCACCGAGTCCTTCAATCGCATCAACATATGCTTCTCTGATCTCTTGTCCTTTTTTCTTCGCTGACGCGGATGAAAGAAGTTTGTCATAGCTGTGTCCAATTTTTTCATTGCCTGCCCCATAGAGCATTGCATAGGTTACCGTCTTTACTTGTTTGCGACTGATACCTATCTTGTCAGCATTGACTTGATGGATGTCACCGTTAAGTAGGATGTCAGCATAACGACCACCATCATACTTGGCTAGGAAATGCGAAAGCATTCTTAATTCGATCCCTGCTAAATCAGCTCCGACCATTACTAAACCAGGGCTAGCAGTAAATAGCTGCCTAAATCTAGGATCACTTGGAACTTGCGCGAGGTTGGGGTTACGATGCGCTTGCCTAAATGTTGCAGTAGCAACTGAACAATGGTGATGTATCCGACTAGCAGTCGTAGATAGCTTCAGCCATGCGTTCGCGCCTTCGGAGATCATCCCAAGCATTTTCGTTACCGTCAAACATCTCGCAAACTGCATAGCAATCGGAGATCCAATCTCGGTCAGAATAACTTCGTCGATAACTGGTTTCCCAGTAGTTGTCTTCTGGATTGGAGTCCAACCACAGAATGTTTGCAATATCCATGAGATGTGATCGCGTGATGTTGGATTGAGTTCTTTTAAACGTGTGAATGGAGCGTCTTTGACATAGCCTTGGGTCCGATTATTTCTCTTAGGAGTAAATACTGATCCGGCAACGTAAGGGTGCCTGTCACGTAGTAGTTGATAAGTTTGCTCAAGCTCTCGTCTGAGAGTAGATGCAAGTTCCCATGCAGAGCGTTCATCAAAGTACCATCCATGTAGTTCCTGTCTTGTGAGGATTTGGGCGGACTCATGCTCTAATTTAATCCACTCAGGTATGGTTGAAAATGTTTCCAAAGTTTGTTCGTAACAACAACGTCTTGTATCATGTAATCTTGCATTTCTTGTGACCACTCCTTCCAATCTGTGTCCTTTCCAAATGTTCCTTTGTTTTCTTCTAAGCGGTAACCGTAGGCTTCAAGGCTATGGCGACCATATAATTTAAGAGGCATGTCTTTCCAGACACGTTTCTTATCTATATCTAAGAGGTTCGGGTGATACAAACGACTGAGCAGAAGAGTATCCAGGCAATCACCAATACGTCTAAACCAGGGGTATAACTTATTAATGATAGCAAGATCGTACCCAATAATGTTATGCCCAATAATACACTCAGCGTCCTCCAGATACTGAAGACCTCTAACAATTGGCTCAACAGCTGCTTTATCTGTTGCATGTTTAAACGCTTGATCATTGTAAACCATTGTTTGCTCAGTTTCTGTATCATAAATACAGAGACAGTGGATCTTGGTAACATCACAGAGTAATCCGTCAGTCTCTAAATCAAAGATCAGCATTACTTACCGTGCCATTTGTATGTCTTATCGACAAACTGTGCTCTAGCAATTGCTTGAGTTGTTGGTGGGTTAGGGCGTTTCAATTCAGAAGTCTGTTGAGGGGTTGAAGTCTGCTGTTTCTGTTGTTTCATTGAATTTACAGGTAGATAAGTCATAGTTTAATCGACAAGCAACGCCTGTTTCCCCAGAGTAGCGGTTTTTGAGAATTCTAACAGTTGTATCAGAGTGTTTAGATCCACTCTGTTGATCTCTTTCGAGTCCAATAACTGCATCGCTAAGTTGAGCGATTGCCGCACTTCCTCTAAGTTGTCCGAGTGTAACACGTGCACCTTCTTCATGATTTTGATCCGATGATGTGCGCTTAAGATGCGACACAAGAAATAAAGCAATGCCAGTGCGCTCAACTAGTGAACGTAGGCGGGTCATAGTGGTATCTATCATACGTCGCTCGTCTCCATCTAATCCACTGAGTAGGATTGATAGGTGATCGAGAAAGATAACCTTGGTATCAAGACCTGCAGCAAGATATTCAATACGATTGTAGATGATATCAGGATCAAAAGATCCAAACCCATCAAACAGAAATAGATCCCAATTGGCAAGCGTTCTCTCATAGGCTTCAGTCAACGTAGAACGATCGTGTTCACCCATGTGCAGTGCTTTACCAACAATAGGAGACATAAGTCCTAAAGCAGTACGGCGGTTTGACTCTTCAAGTGCCAAGTAACCGACCCGTTCTCCCTTCGATAACAAGTGAGCTGCCAAGTCTCTACAGACGGACGACTTCCCTTGTCCAGATCCTGAAGTAATAGTGACAAGTTCTCCGTACCGGATCCCGTGAAGCTTTGCTTGTAATCCTTGAAATGGATAGTCATGATCAGATGGTGGTGATGGTGTAGTAACTAATTCAAGTAATGATTTACCATCTACAATACCATCGGGACGATATTCTCTACGTTTAAAGAATGCATCATCGATAGCTTTGTAATCATTAGCTTGTAATGCGTCTGAGAGGTCCTTGTAAGCCTCTAGACGGGCTATGAATGCCCTGCCAGGTGGTAACACACTCGCAGCTTCTTCAGCAGCCTTCTGTCCTGGTTCATCAGAATCAAACCAAAGTACAATTTCTTTGTAACCTTGGAGGAATTCTAAGTTCTTTTGTATTGCTTTCTTGGCACCAGCTGCACCGCTAGGTAGTGATACAACAGGCCAAGTAGGGAATAGTTCTGCATATGATACGCAGTCTAGTTCACCTTCTGTAATAATAATACGTTTACCACTGTTACCCCATAAGTATTGGGCGAAGAATGTACCAGGTGAGTCTCCTTCGTAAGTAAACTGTTTGTCTTTTGTTTTAACCTTAGCACCTTTGACAATGCCAGATTGATCGTGATAATAAAACCTTAGCTTATCGCCATCACGATATACCTTGTATTTTTCACAAGTTTGTTGAGAGATTCTTCGTTTCTGCAGCCGTTCAGCTGAGCCTTTAATCTGCACGCGATTTGTATGATGAATGTGGATTGGCTCTTCATCACCTGGAGTATAGAAATGACACACAAAACAATAACCGTGACCATCAGAATAGATACTATTACCATCTGATGATCCGCAATTGTTACATGCCTCATGCCTAATAAACTCAGATGAGCCATTTAAGGGGGATGTTTTTGAATGATGTCCAAAGGATGTCATGTCTATCGCACCACTTTGCATAAGTGGTTTTACTTTTCTTACTAATTTTATTGTATGGAGATTGAAAGACCATGCGTAGATCTAGATCAGGGTTCAGTAGTTTAACTGCCTTGATCTTCCTACGATCTTCAGCTTCCCAATAGCCTTTACATTCTAGATGTATGCCATTTGGCAAGATAAAGTCAGGGCAGTACAAATGCTCAATTACATATGGAATCTTGACGGTTTCGTATTCATACTTAACTCCAAGCTCGACAAGTAAATCAGCAACTTTCTCCTCAAGCCCGGAGCGGAATGCCATCAATCCTCCAACGCTTTCTCAATAAGCTCATCAACGATCTCATTGACAGCACGTTGCATTTCATATCGGAAGTCATCACGGGATTTCTTCCATTTGGTTACACTGATCTCAGGTAGTTTGACAGTCATGTCGCACCGGTAGAGACCAAGCATATCATCGACAGTAATTTTAGCATCAACCATCAGAAGTCGTCCTCTTCTAGTGTTGCGTCCTTGCTGGGTGTGATATTAGGTTCAGAAGCTTTAAAGCCTTCAGTAGTGCCAAACATAGCTACTACATCTTCTGTACTCATGTCTCCTGTATCTACACCAGCTCCGTTATTGAGAGACACCAGTTGTACACCAACCAGTTTAAGACTCGTGCCATAAGTGACTCCATCACGTAGGATATAGGGTTTCTGATAGAATGCCAACTTGACACGACTACCAGCATACATAGGTGTAGCTTCATCTGTAATCTGTACGCCTTGCGTATCGACAACAGGTGGACGGTTCTCTTCGTTCCAACTGAACTTGACTTTGTATTGTCCATCAGCTACTTCTTCCCATGGTTCAGGCTTTAGTGTTGAACGCTTAGGGTTCTTTAGTTTACCTTCTGCCCACTTGAGTGACTCAACACGGTCATCTTCAAGGGTATCAGCCATTGACTGATCAACAATAGCAGCTAGTGAATAACCAAACTTACTTGGTTTCAATACAGCTTGGTAGCCTTCAAGGACTACAGGCTGTTCGGTTTTGTGGATGTTTCGGGGCATTAACAGAAAAAATAAGTGGATTCAATCACGGATTCTGGTTCCAGATCTCCGATGATCGGTGGGTCAGTCTCCGCCTCTATTTGAGTAGCGAAGTCTTGTAAGTAATCATGCTCTGCAAATAAATGCATGTATGTTTTTCGTACTATGAAACTGAGTAGCTCCATGTCTGTAGCACGACACAATACAGAGTCATGTATGAGAGCAATAGGTGCATCGAAAGCTAATGCACTAAAATGTAATAGTGAGGCATCGAGTGAATGTATAAGATTAGGAGCTGTTGCGTTCTTGTGGTGTTGTTTGTCAACCTTGTTACTATCTTCAGTAGCAACGGTGAGTCTACAATCACCCATCAATTGTAACTCAATACGAACTGTTTCTTTCTTCATGAGCTTTTGATTGACAACAAAACCTGATGGAGTAGTCCATGTTAGTTTTGTTTTACCTCTGTCGATTGCATTAGCAACCTCAGATTCAATCCAACTCATGACAGCCATGGGACCAGGCACAACCTCATCCATAGCATTTCTAACAGCGACAACAGTCTTTGTCAAGTCATCTTTCTCAATCTCAATACCTTTCTCTTTTAGTGCGTC